AATTTAATTTCATATGGAAAATCTACATATTCTGATTTTGATTTTATGTATCGTAAAAAATTAGGTATGTTTGGCATTACACCAATTATGCCTAAATTAACTTGTATTTTTTTACAAAAATTAATTGCTCTATCAACTGCACATATATTATTGTATAAGGTATTTTCAGAAAACAATTCATTAAACGGTAAAATTTTTTCTACCTCAGGGTAAGTTGTATAGGTCCAGCAGGTTACACCGGGTAGATATTCATTATTATGAATATAAGGTAATCGACAACTGTCGGTCAATCCCCATATAACAATATCGTTGGCTCTAATATCTGACCTTACGATTTGATCTGCTGCCCACTGAATTGAAGAACCGGGTTTGGTTAAAAAACTACATTCGACTCCAAGTTGGTCTGCAATAAGTTGTCCATATCTTTGATTAAGGTCTACACCAAGCCCGTGGGTGATACTACATCCAGCAAACCATATTTGAGGATTGTCAGTTTTTCTTGAATCTACCAATGTTGCAAGATGATTTGTTAGGTAGCATAATTCAATATTTTTAACAGGACGTTGGTCAGAAATTAATAATAACATATTTTCGGTCAAGCCTTGAATACATGCAGTAGGGTCTGCATTAGGTAAAACTTGATTATCTGACCAATGGTCAGGCGGAGCATATATAATCTCGTCGGCTTTTAATAAAATATTATAGAGTATCTCTAAGTCAGTTGGCAACTCACCCAACGCAGTAAACGCCACGACATCAAAGGTGTAGTCTGTGGTTAAAAATTCTTTATAGTTAGAAAAATCAATCAGAAATGCTGTAGGACTACAAGAACTAGCCAACACAGCTAGTTCTTTGTTTGTATCACCTACATAAATCCTAATTGTCATTTATAATTTTTCCTTGATATGATTACCATGCACACGAACACTAATTTGCCCGTTATACCAGTCGTCTGATTCTAACACTCGATGCGTAAATTGTTCTCTAGCTTCTATGTAACTACAAATTGCTTTTGATTTGCAATAAAATAATATTTCTCTTGTGAAGTTGTCTGAGCCCAGCTCTGCAATGTCTCGGTTGAGTTGATCGTTGCTGCCATAGTATAGCTGCCAGTCTGAGTCTATTTTACTTTTAATTCGTTTACGTTTTTTGTTGCCGTTTTTAAGTTTTACTGTTTTATATGTTGTCTTACTAAATTTTGCTAATTTTTTTCCAATATATCGCCTGCCAGATAGTTTATTTGTGATCAAATAAACAAAGCCAACACAATCTTCGGGTAATGTTTCAATTTGTTTTTGTTCGTAAAGCCATACCATGGACTCATACTTAGTTCGTTTCCCATCCAACTGCATAGTTTTCGTCTACATACTGGGTGGAACACTTTTGCCCGCATTCAACCCAAGTCTTGCTGGGATCACGGAATCCTTGACTGCATTTGTTCCATAGCGGATCGGCTATAATTTCTTCAAACATGCGATTATGTAAACTCATGCGTTCACGATACTTGGCAAAGAAGCTATCTTTCCATTGGATAGTTTTATCACTGTAAGTTAAACTAGTGTAGGGAAAACTAACCCAACTGCATGGAAACACAACACCTTCGGCATTAACATATACGCCACGATTGCCTATTTCGCACAGTGGAGTAACAGGTGCATCTTTATATTGCTCTTTGATTTCAAAGTATTTCTTTTTGTTATGTTCTAAGTAATCTTGATTGTTTTGTTGCCGGCCACTGATGTTAACCACTTCACGTTCGTATCTGTGTGTTTTACTAATAAACTCAGACCTAGGTTCCAGTGGATCATTAACACCGCCGTATCCACCATAGACACTGCCAAACTTTGTGCTCTTTGTCCATTGTACGGTATCCATGTCTAAACTACGAGCCTGTTTGATGATATTGCTCAAATGATCTTGATTAAATGCAAAAATAATAGAAGCCCAAACTAAAAACACGTCTTTATTAACTTCACGCACTGCCCGAATGCCTTCTACAATACTTTCAAAATTACTGTTAACACGATACAAATTGTTGCTGGCATTGTCGTATCCGTCAACACTGAAATTAATAGTGTCTCGGCCGTTGAGCACACTGGCTAGCTCACGCCACCATTCTGGTTTCTTATAGCTGCCATTGGTAATTGTAAAGATATGAATGTTGGGATTAATTGTTTTGATATAACGACAAATTTCAATATACTCTTTACAGTAGATAGGATCGCCTACATCACCGCACATGGTGACTCTTTTAACTTGTGTTAGTAGCATTTCTTCTGTGAAGAACTTCTTTACAAAGTCCAAGGTCATATTCTTGTTTAACCAAGGAGTATCCGGATGCTCTACTCTGGGACAACGAGGACACCGAACTGCACAGACAGCACTGGGTTCTAGATGCCAATGGTAGAACTGCCAGTTTATAGCCATAAGTCTACTTGTTTAATAACAGGATCCTCTGCATACTGCTTGATACGCATAGCCAGACTGGATAAGTTTAATTTAGGAACATCCAAGTGAGCAACCATAGCACTATCAAACGCACCAGGATTGATAATTTTTAAATCACATTTTGCAGTGGGCCACATTGAGTTGTGTATGTTTTGTAATGTTTGCTTATGAATCCGATATGGCCAATGGGTATTTGTTCCGTCGGCTCTGGGTTGAGTAATCACTTTACTACCGATTGTAATAATACTTTTTGTAGGATTGTATTGCCAATGATGATGAAAATATTCTAAAACCAGTTGCTGGCCAATACCACTGTATGCACAGTTAAACACCTGGTCGTAGTCTAAGAAATCAACTCCCCATTGATCAATTTTAAGTATATCATGTCCGGTTGATCGCGACACTGCGGTTACATCACACTCGCTGTAAACAAATGCCAATTCTTGGGCTAATCCTTTGGTTCCAGTTATTAATACTTTCACTCAGTGATCGCCTAATTCTTCAATTTTTTCTGTGGGCATTTTTTTATGATAGTAGGTGTCACACATTATTTTTAATATTTCCAATTCTTCACGAGCACGAGTCACTGGATATCCTAATTGTTCACTGCGCTCTTGTACCTCAAGTCTGCGTTTAATTCTTTCTTGAAAAGTCAAACTAGGATTATTAAGATTAATCCAGTTACGTCCGTAAATCCAGTCTTGGTTATGCCCTTCTACCGACATCAGTTTAAGATCAGGCCATTCTGGTACAATACTCATTTGATCTTGATGTAATTCTAGTCGACTACCGTGATCTAAACTACCAGTATAGCCCCAACGAATAACCATAATAGTTCCGGCTAACATGTAAACTTGATAGCGATCTAAAAAGTCTAGCATTTCTTTGTGATCTTCAAGAGTTTCTGTAGGATAACCAATGAACATTAAGAATACGTTGGCCAATCCGTATTTGGCACACATGCGTATGTGATAATCCAAATCTTCATTGTTAAATTCTTTACCCATAGCTTCTCTGATATTCCAACTGGCATGTTCAACACCGCAAACTAACACACTGGCACCAGATCTAGCCATTTTTTCATAAAATCTTTCTGGCATATCTTTTTGTCTGCGTATATTAAATTGGCTAAGCCAACTTGGGAGAAAATTAGAATCTTGTTCTTTGTATTCAATTAGACTGTCTAATAAATTTTCAAATTCTGGTAAAACACCATTGATCACTGAGTCAGTAAATTGTATAACTTGCACTTTATATTTTTGATATTGTGTGTAAATTTCATCAGCAACATCGGACCCTTTACGATATCGATATTTAGGCCATCGGTGTGGCACATCACAAAATTTACATTTACGCACACATCCTCTGCTAGCAGTGATATAAATTCCTGGATCACGATGATATACATATTTGTCAGGTTCAATTTGGTCAAACACTGGATAAGGAATATTATCTAAATCGGCAATTTGTTCTGTTGGCTCCCAGTTAAGACCTGGACAATTTTTTATGCCCTTAAGAAAATTATCAAACACTAATTCACCATCGCCGGAGACAACATAATCAACTAATTTTTTATCGTATAACATACGACCAAATACACTGTCACCGTACGGAGTAGACAGACCTTGGCCGCCTGCAATAACAGTTACAGAAGTTTTAACTCTTAACTGTTGAATTAATATATCAGCAAATCTTGTGCTAAATTTACTAAAAACACTAAGACAAATAAGATCATGTTGATTGGCAACAATATTGTCAATTGTTTTGTCTAACCATTGATAAAAGGTTGTAGGCAATACAAGATCTATATCAACTCTCCATTTTTTTTCACATTGTAACCAATCATCGTTACTAAGTGTATGATAAATTAATAAATTTAAATCATAAATTTTGTAATCCACGCCGTTACGTTGCATTACTCCGGCCAATGCCGCGGCAGCTGCTGGAGGTCTTTCTACCTCTTGACTAGGACAGGTTATAAATGCAACATTTTTATACATTGATTAATTTTTTAATTTGATTTATCAAGTCTTGATGATTGGTCAAGCTACCGATATACGCTTCGTCACGATAGTCATCTTTACCTTTATGAGCTTCTGCATGAACATATCTGCGTTGATTGCGATACCAATGCCAAAAAGTATCTTTATGCGGAAGTATCGGAAGTTCAAACTTTCCAGGAAAATGCCAAATTAATTGACTGTGTAATTTTTTTGGAGCATCTGGAACTTGTTCTTTAAAGCCTTCAAAATAATTTGGATAGTAGTATCCTTCTGTTACAATCCAATTGTTTAATAATATATCGTCTATCCGGATTCCGATTAATGTAAGAGATTGATCGCTAATAATAACATTATTATGCTGCACAGTGTGGTGTTCTTTTTTATTTATGTAGTGTATGCAAACTTGATTTTCTACGCGGTCCAATTCAAATTCAAAATCTAATTCAGAATATTCATTGACTACGCCTGTGCCGACAACTTGATTGTTTACAGAAATCTCTATTTTAGGCCAATCAATAGAGTATATTCCTTTTGCTATAATCGTTAATTTCATAATATTTCTACGTCAGTGTTGTAACTGGTAAATCCACCTTCTTTAACAACCTTAAGAATGTTTTCAACTCGCCCGGCTAGCTCGTCTCTGTGGCTTACTAACCAAATTGATTTGTGCCGTTCTCGACTCATTTGTTTTAACAAGGCTAAAGCATTTTCTACACCTGCGGTATCAAGACCGTTGTCAATCATTTCGTCTATAAACAACAAATTAATAGGTTGATATAACGATTCAAACACATCGCGGAATGCCCAACTCATGCTCAATATCAATCTGTTGCGTTCGCCTCTACTCAAATTGTCAAAGTCTAGATCACGACCTAGTTCTTCGATGCTGACAGTTAAGTCGTTTTGGAACACCACTGTATGCGGTAACCCTACACGATCCAAGTAGTGCGTGAGTCGAGCATTTAGATAGCTAAGATTTTGTTCAATAATTTTCTTACGGATGAAGCTGTCTTTGCTGGTAAGTAGTTTGAGCAAGAATTCTTGATGTTCTTGCAAGCGTGTCAATGTATTTAGCTCGTCATAATTTACTTGTTGTAGCGCAGCGCCAGTCATCTCTTCAATTTGCTCTCCATATGGATCTGTTTCCGTTGTTTTATCTGCAATTTGTTTTTCTAAATTAGTTAGTGTAGCTTGATGTTGAATAGCGTCTGCTTCGTTGTCGTAAAACATATTAGGAGGCTTACCTAACGTGCCCAGGGCTGTGTGGGTAGCCTCCAGCTCTGATAACAGGGTGCTAAATTCTGTGCCGCTCTGTCGAGCCGTTGCCAATTCCGCCTGCTTTGATTCCATAACCTGTTGGTGCTTAGTGTCGTGGAAGGCCTGTCCACACGTATGACATTCGTTATTTTCGAGCGTCTCAATTTCTTTTGATAGTTTGGCCGCCAACTTGTCTTCCCGACTGATGTCCATTTTAATACGACTGATCTGAGTTGATAGTTCGTTGATATCCTTGCGCCGTTGATCCCACTCCTTGTGGTCTTTGTGAGATTGGATCTCCGTTTCGATTTGTATATTCTGTAACGCTTTAAGGGCTTTCTCAAGTTCTTTGATATCTTCGCCATTTTTGTTTGTCCACAATGTTTGTCTGCGTTTCAGTGATTCGATCTGTTCTTCGATACGTTTGTTGGCTTCTTGTTCGGCACGAATACGAAATTCTTCTTGCTGTATAGCATCTTTGGTTTGTTTGTTGAGTTCTTTGATACGATCAGCACGATCACTCAGCTGTGTAATGCCCAACAATTGTTCAATAATGGTGCGCTGATCGTTGGCCTTTAAACTCAAGAATGGTTCAGTGTAGGTATTAAGTGCCAGGATATGTCGAAACATATCGTGACTGAGCCCTAGTAACTGTTCGATATTGTCTTGGGTTTCTCTGCTGTCACCCTGAGAGTTATCTGTAATGGCCTGTTCTTGATCGTTGACAAAAAATCTCAACACATTTGGTTTACGCCCACGTTCAATTCGATAACTCTTACCACCTACACCAAAATCAAGACTGACCAACATGTTCTTGCCATTGGTCTTGTTTACTAGATTGTCTTTGCGAATATTGCTGAGTGCTGTGCCATACAAGGCATAGCTCAAGGCATTGATAATTGTAGTTTTGCCTGTGCCGTTGCGACTGCCGTCACCTCCTAGGTCCAAGTTTTCACCCAACACTAACGTAAGATCTTTGCGATCAAAATCAATGGCCTGAGTGCTGTTGCCAACACTCATGAAATTCTTCACGGTCAAATTCTTTATATGGATCATAGGTTCTGATAGATTTTAAGTAATAACTTTGGATCGTAAAACTCTGACTCAATGTTGGTCAGTTGATCTGTTACAATTTGATCCACACTTTCAAACTTTACTTCGCCTGGTGCTAGGTCAATATCAATATCTGTGCGTTTGCTGGGAATTAGCGCCATTTCACGCAGATTGTGGTTCTTGACGAATGTATCTTTGATAAAATTGGCTTCTTCGTAAC